ATTCTCGAATCTGTGAAAGATTATTGCCAGGTCCCACAAGAGGCCAACATCTATGATAGTGAGCTGTGCGGTCACATCAACACCGCGTTCTTCACACTATTCCAGCTGGGTTGCTCTGCAAAGCCCTTCACTGTAACTGATGAGTCAGCTACATGGGAAGACTTTACAGACAATCCCTATATTTCTTCTATGGTTCCCGAGTATGTAAAGCGGAAGGTCAAGCTCTTGTTTGATCCTCCCGCTAATTCTTTTTTAGTGACACAAATGAAGGACGAGCTAGCTGAGATGGAAAGCCGAATCAGTTACGCAGTCGATCCTGGATGGGAGGACATCGATGACTGAAGAGATTTTAATGGCAGCCGCACAGATGACTCCTAACGATCTTATACACCACGGTATCAAAGGTCAGAAGTGGGGCGTACGTAGAACTCCTGCAGAACTTGCAGCAGCTTCCGGAGGTCCCGGTGGCGGGGCATCTGTTGAGAATGTAGATGAATTGGAAGAAGCCATCAACGAGAACGAACAGAAGCTTGCCGAGATGAAAGCCGATGGCGCTGACGAGAAAGAGATTAGAGCTATGGAAGCCAGTATTAAAGCTGGCAAGGAAAGAGTTAATCAGATTCTTGACGCAGAGAGACGCAACGGTGCTGCATTCGAACACGCCATGTCCTTTACACCGGATGAGGTATTCACTGGTTTAGCCGAAGACGATTTCTTTCTTGAACACCACGGTATCAAAGGCCAGAAGTGGGGCGTTCGCAGATTCCAGCCTTACCGTCAAGGAATGAAAGTCGCTGGCGGTAAAGTGATCGGAGCCGCTAAGAAAGTCAAGCAGCGGTTTAAGGACATCGGCGACGCCCGTCAGAAGAAGAAAGCAGCTAAGGAGAAAGCCAAGTCCGTTAAGAAAGCTCAGGCAACCCGTAAGGCAAACGCCAATTTCGAGGCTGAGAAGAAGAAAGCTATTGAGTCTGGTTCCATCGAAGACCTTGCTAAGTTCAAAGGTAAGCTGACTAACGAGGAGTACTCCAAAGCGTTCCTCAGGCTTCAAAATGAGAAGAAAATGTCCGACATGGTGGCCGCTAACCAGAAGACCGTCTGGGATACGATCGACAAAGGTATGAACATTGTCCAGAAAGTCGGCGGCTATGCTAATACGATCGCTACGGCTAAGGAGAACTTCTCCAAACTGGATAAGGCGTTTAACGGTGAGCGTGATAAGGCAGCTGAAGATGCTAAGAAATCCATTAAAGAGGCTGAGAAGAACAGAGCCCTTACTCAAGTTACCAATATCGATGAACTTAATCGGGCTCAGAAAGAGCATAATCTCAACGCTGATGATTACGCGAAGGGGCTTAAATTAATCTCTACGAAAGAAGCTGGCAAGAAGGTTAATGAGGATGCCTTTACGACTGAAGCAGCGAGGAAAGCCGCCAAAGATGCTGAGACCCGCTCTGACAACGGCGTTAAGAAGAACGCTTCGTATGATAACTCGGATCCGAAGGACTTTAAAGCTCCTCCAAGGACTCTTAGCGAGAAAGCTGCTTATAAAAATCCGGATGGAGAAACCGGTTATACAAGGCAGCAGACAGAGAAAGCCGCTGTTGATACCGGCAAACGAGTCATCTCTGGTTTCAAGTCCGGTACAGATAAGCCAGTTTCCTATAACTCTCAGCAGACTCTAAGCTTTGGAGAATCTACTGTTAAGAGACTTTCGGCTAAAGCTCCCGAACCTAGCAAGATCGTAACAGACACCCGTAAGACAGTTACCGACACTCAGGCCGAATCTGCCCGCCAGAAGGAGATCGACGAGAAACGTAAGAAAGCTCTCGGGAGATAACAATGCTATCAAACACAGCAACGCCTAAGTATTACGGCATCTTCAGAGATCGAGTCTTACGAGGAGAGATTCCGGTTTGCAGAGAGATCGAAATGCAGATGAACCGCATCGATGCTATGATCGCAAACCCGAATTACTATTACGATGACAAAGCAGTAGAAGGCTGGATCGAATTCTGTGAGCAAGAACTCACTCTAACAGACGGTTCCGACTTACATCTGCTTGATTCATTCAAACTCTGGGGCGAAGATGTTTGGGGCTGGTATTACTTTCTTGAGAAGAGAGTCTGGCAGCCTGGCATTCACGGAACCAGAGGACGCTACGTTAAGAAGCGAGTCAAGAGAAGACTGCGCAATAAGCAGTTTCTTATCGTTGGACGAGGGGCCTCTAAGTCTTTGTATGCTTCCTGTCATCAAGCGTACGCGCTAACTGTCGACACCTCTACAACATATCAGATCACGACGGCACCTACTATGAAGCAGGCCGACGAGATTCTATCACCAATTCGAACAGCCATCACAAGATCAAAAGGCCCCTACTTCACATTCTTAACAGATGGATCTCTACAGAATACAACTGGTTCTAAAGCGAATAGAGTAAAACTGGCGTCAACGAAGAAGGGAATCGAGAACTTCATCACCGGTTCACTTCTTGAGATTCGCCCTATGAGAATCGACAAGCTTCAGGGAATGAGATCCAAGATGAACACCATCGACGAATGGCTGTCTGGAGACATCAGAGAGGATCCTGTAGGTGCTATTGAACAGGGTGCAGCTAAGATTGACGACTGGCTGATCATCGCGACTTCTTCGGAAGGTACGGTTCGTAACGGATGTGGTGATACCATCAAAATGGAACTAATGAAGATCCTCAAAGGGGATTACGTTAACGATCATGTCTCTATTTGGTGGTACAAGCTAGACGATGTAACCGAAGTAGCCGACCCCAACATGTGGGTTAAAGCAAATCCCAATCTCGGAATCACTGTTTCGTATGAGACGTACCAGACAGAGGTTGAGAGAGCGGAGAACGCACCGGCTGCTCGTAACGATATTTTGGCGAAGAGGTTCGGTCTTCCTATGGAGGGCTTTACATACTTCTTCACGTACGAGGAAACAATTAGACACAGGCGCAAACGGGACTTCTGGGAGATGCCGTGCGCTATGGGAGCAGATCTTTCGCAGGGTGATGACTTTTGTGCATTCACATTCTTGTTTCCTCTACCTTCAGGTCAATTCGGAATCAAGACTCGAAGCTATATTTCGGATCTGACCTATCACAACCTTCCTTTGGCTATGCGAGAGAAGTACGACAACTTCTTGGCTGAGGGAAGTTTAGTAGTTCTTGAAGGCGCTGTGCTGGACATGATGGAAGTCTATGACGATCTCGATTCGTTCATCGAAGAACATAAGTATGACGTACGCTGCTTCGGCTATGATCCATACAACGCCAAAGAGTTCGTAAACCGATGGGAACTGGAGAACGGTCCTTTCGGTATCGTTAAAGTTATACAGGGTGCCAGAACAGAATCCGTTCCTCTGGGTGAGCTAAAGAAGCTTGCTGGGGAGCGGATGCTTTTGTTTGACGAAGAACTTATGGAATTCGCCATGGCTAACAGCATAACGAGAGAAGACACCAATGGCAACAGAAAGCTAGACAAGACTCGACGCGAAGACAAGATCGATAACGTCGCAGCTATGATGGACGCTTTCGTTGCTTACAAACTTAATAAGGATGCATTCGAATGAGTTACAACAGATGGATGCCTCATGAATACCATTCCGGAGGCGAACTGTACCACTACGGCGTTAAAGGTATGAAATGGCATCAGCATAAGGCAGGACTATCTTCGGCAGCTAATGGAGGAGGTCTTGCTAATCCAATAGATTCTCTACAAGAAGCTTGGTGGCAGTTTGAAGACGATTCGGGCATAACCGATTACTACAAGCAAAAAGAAGCTAAAAAAGAGTATGAACGAGATAAAGGTCGTAGTTGGGCAGATCGATTGAAGAGCAACTATGAAAAAGCTCGTAAGAAGTTCTATAAGACGCCAATGGGTAAAGCAGCGAAGTATGTTGACGCTGGAAAAGAAGCGGTTAAAGCTTTTAAGGCTTACGTTCGTAACAATTAGGAGGGAAAGACATGAGCGAATTTTGGAAACCCTCTGAGCAGGGTGAACTTTATCATTTCGGCGTTATTGGCATGAAGTGGGGTGTG